AAGAAGATCTCGGTCAACCTCGTCGCGGAGATCGGGAAGGCCCTCGGGGTGTCGGTCCACTCGCTGCTGCACCCTCGATACGATGGGGCTGGCGACGTCCCTCGATGGTACGTGGACGTCCCGACCCTGACGCCGAAGCAGGACAGCGCGCCATGAACAACTACGAGGAAGTCAGGGACCGGGCGAACGCGCTTCTCAAGCGCCTCGAGGCTTACGAGTCGCGCGAAGAAGACGAGATACCAATGGCTTGGCTCACCGGTGAGGTGTGCCATCTGCGCGGAGCGTTCATCTGCCAAGCCTTCGTGCTGTGGAATGCCGAGGCAGCCCTTGAGCGCCGCACGAAGGAGCGGGACAGGGCGCGGGCGAGCGTCTATCACCTGCCTGGGTGCCCGCTGGCCGAGTTCCGCGATGGTCCGTGTTCGTGCGGCCATGATAGGGCCGTCGCCGACGAACCAAGCGAGGAGACGCCATGACCCGCCACGTCCGACAGCCCTGGGAACGCCTGCCAGACGAGACGGAGGAAGCGCACGCCCTCTTCCGGACCTTCCTCGCCCTCGACCCTCCGCGCCGGCTGAACCAGGTCGCCAAGCTCTCGCACCGAGCCGTGCGGACGATCAGCGAGTACTCCTCAAGGCGCCAGTGGTTCGCCCGCGCCGCCGCCTACGACGACGCGCAGAAGCAGGCGATGGACAGGGCCGCGCTCGGGGAGGTCGAGCGGATCGGCCGGGAGCACGCGAGGGCCGCTGCGCTGATCCGCGACCTGGGCCTGGCCGAGCTCCAGCGCCGGGCCCGGAAGGTCCGCCGCGCCATGGACCTCGGGGAGAACGACCTGGGCGACCAGATCATCAGCGACCGTGACGCGCTGGCGATGTTCCGGGAGGGCGCGCTCCTCGAGCGCCTCGTGATCGGCCAGGCGACCGAGCGGAAGGCGACCGAGGAGTCGCCCTGGGATCTGTCGAAGCTGACGGCCGAGGAGGTCGAGCTCCTCCGGGTCATGAAGGAAAAGGCGACGTCATGAACGAAGGATTCAACGCGCGGAAGTTCGAAACCACGATCTTCCTCCTCGGAGACGTGGCGGCTCGCCTTTGGGTGCTCCGTCAGTTCAATGGACACACCCCGCAGGTAGCGAAGCTCCTGGAGGAAGCCGAGAAGCTCGCCAGGGACACTGGCGACATGGGGTGCGAGGTTCTCGCTGAATACTGGAATTCTAAACGACAGAACGAGGAGACGTCATGACGAAGCGCGGTTCCAAGCCGGGTGCCCTGGTCGACCTCGAGACGGTGGACCTCGACGCCCTCACCCCGCACGGAGATTCATGACCCTCCTGGCCGCCATCGGCGCGGCCCTCGTCGTCGGCCTCGCCCCGTTGCTCCTGGGCGTCGTCCAGTTCCCCACCGACGCAGAGCTTGACCGTGACGCGGTGAGGCGCGGCGGCTTCAAAGCGTTCGTGAAGCTCGCCTGGGACCAGATCCCGCGCAACAAGGCGCTGGTCTGGAACTGGCACATGGACGTCGTCTGCGAGGAGCTGGAGGCCCTCGCACTCGACCAGGCCGAGGGGCGCGGCGGGAACCTCGCGCTCTGCGTCCCGCCTGGGTCGAGCAAGTCGCAGCTCGCCTCGGTCCTCTTCCAGGCGTGGGTCTGGACCTGGTGGCCTCAGTCGTCCTGGGCCGTCGTCACCTACGAAGAGAGCCTCGCCCTGTCGTTCTCGGCGATGACGCGGGACCTGATCCAGTCGGTCTGGTACCAGGAGCGCTGGACCGTCGAGCTGACCGGGGACGCGAAGAGCGAGTGGGAGAACGAGCACGGCGGCTGCCGGGTCGCCGTCGGGACCGGGGGATCCATCACCGGGCGGCACTTCGACTTCCACATCGGCGACGACCTCATCAAAGAACAGGAGTCCCGCGAGGGCCTGCCGCAGACGATCGCCGCGCACATGGCCAAGGCGTGCGGGTTCTGGTTCGGGACCATGATCACCCGAGCCGCGAGCGAGGCTGTCTCCCGCGTCGTGATCGGGCAGCGCCTCCACCTCGACGACGTTCCCGGCGTTGCGATCCGGGAGTACGGCTACCGCGCAGTCGTCATCCCCGCGCTCTGGGAGCCCGAGATCGAGGGGTGCCTCGGCCCCGACCGAGATCCGCGCCGCACCCCCGGCGAGCCGATGGACCCGAACCGCCGCACCACCGAGGGCTGGGCGCTCTGGGCTAAGGGCCTCGGTCCGATCTCAGCCCGCGCCGAGCTTCAGCAGGACCCGCTCCCGGCCGGCGGGCGCGTGCTCAAGGCCGACTACCTCGATCACCGGCTCGACCGCTGGCCCTCGACCGTGCTGACCGCGATCCACGACAAGGCCCCGTTCCAAGGTCAGGAGTGGATCACCGTTTGGGACTTGAGCTTCAAGGGCAAGAACGTCAACTCCAGGGTCGCCTGGGGCGTGCTCTGCCGCGAGGGCGCCGACACCTACATCGTCGATGCCTCGGCCCGGCACATGGGATTCCTCGAGGCGTGCAACGAGATCCGGGACGTCCGCTCCCGCTACCCCTGGGTCCTAGAGCACGACATCGAGGACGCCGCGAACGCAGCCGCGACAGAGGAGACGTTGCGTCACGAGGTCCCCGGCCTGAAGCTCGTGCCCCACGGCGGCGGGGCGCTGGCGCGGACCCAGCGCGTGATCGGGATCTGGGCGGCTGGCCAAGTCCACCTCCCGACCGACGCGCCGTGGCTCGGGGGGTCCGACGGCCTGGTTGCCGAGCACCTCTCCTTCGACGGCGTGTCGAAGCGGCGCGACGACTACGTTTCGATGACGTCGCTGGGCCTCTGCCGGCTGTACGGCGGCGGGAACTCGGCGGCGTTCGAGGAAGCGATGGACGCCCTGGCGGGGAGATAGCTTTGACCGTGGCTCCGCAGAAATGCAAGGATGCACCATGAACAAAACGGCGTTTCAGTGTCACGAGTGGGCTGAGATCCTCGGTCGGTCGATCGGCAGCGAGCCGCTGATCAAGACCCTGACCCAGGCCGCGAAGGAGATCGAGCGCCTCGAGCGCGAGGCGTCGACCCAGCGCGACGCGGCCACGACGAAGGTCGACGGCAAGACCCGTCGGCAGGGGTAGACCATGAGCATCCTCGACACCGCCGTCGGCATCGTCCGCGCCCTCCGGGAGCGCCGCGACAGCGCCCCCCGCACCGACACCGCCGTCGGCTACATCGAGTCGGCCTGGCTGAACCTCGCGAACGGCCTGGGCGGGTCGGGCGATCAGATGTCCTACCAGGCCCCGGGCGCTATCTACCCGCTCAGGCCGCAGCTGATCTCCACGCTCATGCTGGGCGACTGGGTCGCCCGCAGGATGGTCGCCGCGAACCCCGGCGAGGCGTTCCGGAATGGCGCCGCCGTCGCCTACCACGGGGAGTCCGATCGGGACAGGGACCTCGTCCGCGACGTTCAGGTCGAGTGCGACAGCCTGCTCCTCTGGAGGCGCGGTCAGGAGGCTGCGACCTGGGGCCGTGGGTTCGGCGGCTCGATCATCCACGTCGTCACCGACGACGGGAAGGTGGATCAGCCCCTCGTCCCAGAGCGCGTGAGGAAGGTCTACAGCCTCGACGTGTACGAGCCGAACGAGGTCACCCCGAAGCAGTCCGCGACCTGGGACCCCTTCGACCCCGCGTGCCTGCGGCACTGGCCCGATCACGAGAGCTACCGGGTGTCGTCGTCGATGGTCCAGATCCCCGCGCTGCACCCGTCGAGGGTTGCGGCCTTCGGCGGCATCCTGACCGCCAGGGCTGACCGATGGTCGAAGTTCTCGGGCTGGGACGCCAGCGTGCTCCAGCCGCCGTTCGACCAGCTCCGGGAGTTCAGCGCCGAGAAGCAGTCGATCAGCCGCATGCTCGCGAACGCCTCGATCAAGGTGCTCAAGATCCCGAACCTGTGGGCGCTGATCTCGGACGGGCAGAAGACCCGCCTCCAGACCCGGCTCCGCGCCGCGAGCATGAGCTCGAACGTCGGGAACACGTACCCCATCGACGGCGACGAGGAACTCTCCTTCGTCGAGAGGACCTTCGCCGGGGTCCGGGACCTCGGGGAGTTCGAGCTGCTCCTGGTCGCCGGCGCCGCCGAGATGCCCGCGACGATCCTCTTCGGGCGCTCCCCGGCCGGCATGAACGCGACCGGCGAGAGCGACACCGACGCCTGGCTCGCCGTCGTCGGCGCCTGGCAGACCGCCACCTACGGCCCGCCAGTGACCCAGATCGTGCAGCTCGTGGCCCGGACCATGGGCGCCACGGACCCCGACGCCTGGGGCGTGATCTGGCCGAACCTGGAGCCCCTCTCGCTGAAGGCAACGGCCGCGCTCGAGTTCCAGATCGCCCAGGCCGACCTCCTCAGGATCGACCTGGGGATGCCGGCCGACGTCATCATGCGGCACCGCTACGGGGCAGGGCAGTTCGACCCGACCCCGCCGATCATGACCGAGGACGACCTGGAGGCGATGGTCGCGGTAGCCGAGGCCGAGGCGATGCCTGTCGATTACGAGCCGACCTATCCGCCGGGGCAGCCTGACGCGCCGAATGTCGAGCCTGCCGAGGCTGTCGATCCATCGACGGCTCTCAACGGGGCTCAGGTCACGGCCCTCCTCGAGGTTGTCCAGCAGGTCGTACAGGGGCAGCTCCCGAGGGAGAGTGCCGTCGAGATCATCATCTCCGCCTTCCCCGTGGGGAGGCCCGAGGCGGAGCGGATTCTTGGCACGGTGGGGAAGAGCTTCGAGCCTGAGTCACAGTCATCCGGCCAGACCCCTGAGCAGTTGAAGCCCTTTACCGGGCAGCCCACCGACGACACCGACGAGGAGTGATGGCCCGCCGTCGCGTCCACTTCCAGCAGACCCCGCTCGCGGCCGAGGTCGCAGCCGTCAAGCTCACGCGGTCGCTCTGGGCCAAGGGGCTCGCGGCCGTCGAGGCTGAACTCCGGAGGACCTGGCCCCGCAAGCCCTCGACCGCACGACTGGCCGAGGTGATCGAGCGCGCCACCCTGGTCACCGGCGCCCACTCCCGAGAGGGCGAGAGGATCGCGACCGTCGTCCGCGCCAGCCTGCGCCGCCAGATCACCGGCCTCGGGGTGCGGCTCCCTAGGCGCGACCCGGCCCACGAGCAGTTCGAGGCCCTCCGCTGGTCGGCGCGGTTCGAGCTGCGGATCAGGAAGCTCCTCCTGGGCGGGGTCCCTCGTCGCACCGACGCGGACGATCCGGACGAACCCGACGAGGACGTCGAGGCCGACCTCGAGCGGGAGCACAAGCGCCGCCAGGTCCGTCGGCCGCGCTCGCTCCTGGGCGTCGTCGTCGTTGCGCTCGAGGCTGCCGCCGCCGTCGAGGCTGCCGTGGCCCTCGACCTCGTCCTCGAGCTGGTCGCAGCCGCAGCCGCCCAGGCGCTCGGGCCGGCGACGGTTGAGACCCGCGGCGAGGTCCTCCAGTACGGGGCCGAGGCGAACCAGGAGATCCAGGTCTCGGGTGGCGTCGGCGAGTACATCTGGCAGACCCAGCGCGACGACCGCGTCAGGGACCGCCACCGGGAGCTCGAGGGCACCGTCCAGCGATGGGACGACCCGCCCGAGATCGACGACAAGGGGACGAAGGGAAACCCCGGAGACGCCTGGAACTGCCGCTGTAACGCCGTCCCTGTGATCCCCCAGGCGACCGCAGAGGACCCGCGCTTCCCGCCCCCCTACGACCCAGCGACCTACCCCTACGCCTCGCCCGGGGCGCGCCGCTCGCCCTCGTTCGAGCTGACCTCCAGGCCCGACGACCCGCTCCGTAACTTCCCCAGGGTCAGGCCGAACGAGCGTTTCGTTACGAGACTCCGCGCGCGACAGCGCCGCTGGATCGGGCTCGACGAGTAGCCCTTCGCGCGCCGCATCCTGATTTGACACTTTCTGAATTCGCGTGCCACGATGCCCGACAGATGGCACGTTTCCGCAGATTCGACCGCTTCACGCTGGACGCGACGGTTCGCCGCAGGGACGCCGACGGGTCGCTGATCGTCCGTGGGCGCGGCTGCCGGTCTGGCCTCCAGACCTACCACAACGCGGACGGGTCCGAGCGGATCGAGTTCCGATCCCCCGACGAGGTCCGCCGATCGGCCGCGACCTATGAGGGGATCACCGTCACCGACCAGCACCCGGCCGAGTTCGTGACGCCCGCGAACTGGCAAGACGTCGCCAGGGGGCACTACAGAAACGTGGTTTCCGTCGATGGCGAGGACGGCGAGACCTGGCTGGAGGGCGACGTCGTGATCCAGCACGGCGACCTGATCGAGAAGGTGGAGCACGGGGAGCGCAAGGAGCTGTCGGGCGGGTTCTACTGCGACACCGACGTGACTCCCGGCACCTACCGCGACTCGCCTTACCACTGCGCT